GATGGCAGACACGCAGAGTTTATAGGATACGAAGACGAATTGGAGGAGTAGTGGTTAAATTTACAATACCGATTGAGCCAAAACCTCAAAAGCGCCCACGCTTTAGCAGATGGAGCGGGGCTTACGAAGACAAAGATATGATGGCTTGGAGGAAACAAGTCACAGACTATGTTAAAAACAATTACGAAGGGCCTTATTTTGACGACGGTTTAAAAGTTGATGTTACTTTTTATCTAAAAGCACCAGAATTGGTGTCTAAAAAGCCGTCAGAGCGTGCCAGAGATAAGACTAAACAAAAGTATCAGGATTATATAAACGAGCTCTTATATGTGCCGAAAAAACCAGATTTAGACAATCTTGAAAAAGCAGTCTATGACAGCATATCAAAATCAGAGGTTGTGTGGACAGATGACAACATCATTGTCGAGCACACTACGCGAAAGCTGTATAGTCCAAATCCTAGAATCGAGGTAAAAATAAACGAATTATGACACTAGTAGATGATTTTTACAAACGGATGAAGCCGTCTATTAAAAAGTTTTTAGACAACAATATTATCATTACAGATCAGGAAGAAGCTATCAGAGTTTATAAGTCAGTCAAATACTATAAAAAACTAAACAGATTGCCGCCGCCTGATGTATTGGAATGGTTCCAACAAATCTACACGACAGAGGAAATGGTGGCGTTAATCAAGCAGTCTTACCGTCTTAAACAAAAAAAGACAGACGAGGATGACAAAATCTACGAAAAGTGTATGTTTAAAAACTACGGTGACGTTAAGCTTGCCAAAAAAGTCAAGCGTATGAATGCACTTGCCAAGGCTTGGGAGATGGGCTTATGAAAAGACACAGACAGTTTAATAAAGATATTAAATACACACCTAAATCTTACAATAATCTGTTGCCTTACGATGTAGTGGAATTATTAATAGCCCGTAGAGACAAAACAAAGGTGTCTGACGAAGTTTTAGCAGACAAGATAGGTATTTATGCTTGGAATCTAGAAGCGCTCTTAGAACGCAGAATATTGCCAAATGAGAGCGAGTGTAAATTGATTATAGATTTTTTGAGAGAGGTGGAGAGATGCTGACGGAAGATACGTTTAAAAAAATTGAGGAGCTTGAAGCTGCTTGTCAGGATACGACAGATAACATTAAAAAACCATCACACTATCAAGGCAGGCATGGCATGGAAGCAATCGATGTGGTTAAAAACTTCGGGGCTTGTCCAGAGTATGAAGAGGGTTTCTATTGGGGCAATGCTGTTAAGTACCTTTTGCGGTATCACGCTAAAAATGGTGTTGAAGACCTTAAAAAAGCACGGCAGAACCTTGATTGGTTAATCGAAAAGTTGGAGGAAGTGGAATGAAGAAACCAAATCGCTATCCGTACAGTAAATCAAAATTTAATGGTTGTATTTACCAGTTGCATTCAGCCAGCTTTAAAGATGAACAATATGTTGAAGATTTAAAATCATGCGGCATACATTATCAAATTACAAAAATTGGTTATTTTCCTGATATTTTTATAAAAATTGATAATCTCGAACAATTACAAATATTAATAGATAAAACAGGACACGATTTAATACTTAGTAAAGACCAAATTTGGATTTATGATGACTATATGGAATGAGGAGTAATAATGATACCAAAATTTAGAGCATTTAATAAAAAGACCAAAAAGATGTATAGCATTGATGGCTTTAAAGCAAGTGAACGCAAAATATACAGATGCAGCTTAGCAGATGATGAGTTTCGCTCTGGTTGCTTAGAGACGTTTCATTTTGTCGAGGATAACCTTGACGATTATATTCTCATGCAATCAACAGGTCTAAAAGATAAAAACGGCGTGGAGATTTTTGAAGGAGATGTGGTCGAATATGACGACGGAGAATATTTGTTCGCTGGAAAAGTAGTTAAAACAGTATTTGGAACATATGTAAAATCTTACAGTTTTTTCTCGTTTGAAGATTTTTCGGACGAAAATACAATGACCGCAGACGTTGAAATCATCGGCAACATTTACGAAGAAAGCGTGGAAGAATGAGAAAATATATTGAATTTAAGGACGAATGGAAAAGTGCAGCAGACCACCTGAACGATTTTATCGACAAAAACAAGTACGCAAAAGTGACAGGCGACTTATGGCAAGGCAGTGATCAAGTCATTGCTGAGCAGTGTTTTTTAAAAGTATTAGAGGAGATGCAAAAATGAACATTGAAGAAGCGAAAGAATTAGTAGATAATTCAAAATTTTATGGAAAGACTAGCAGTGTTATAAAAGCCGAGGTTCGCGACATTATAGACCAGTTAAACCAACCAAAACCAGAAGTACCGCAGTGTGTGGCGGATTGGATAGAAGAGTGCAAAGAAGAAGATTTAACACTATCACTTGCCTATGATGTTGATGCTTTTGGCGAAGTGGCGAAATGGCTTTATGACACTAATGATAGCACAAACATTGACCTATTTGCCCAAGCATGGCTAGCTTATCCAAATATCACCATTGAAAAAGAGAAGCTGTATACAGTGGAGATACCCGATCCAAATCATGACGTGGGCACAGTTATATTGAGTAAGAATAAGCACAGGGAAGCTTACATTGCAATTGACTACACCGGAAGTTGGAAGGAAAGAAAAGCAAACCACCTCACCGAATCAGAAATCCGCAAAGACTTCGATTGGGCTTGGCAATTTGCGAAAGAGGTGACTGAATGACTGAAGAGTTAGGAGTGTTATATAGCGAAAAATGGCATAAGTATTATTTATATAAAACTTGCAGGTATATATCTTATGTTGATAATCCACATCAGGCTACTAAATGCACCCGCAAACAAGCAGAACAGTTTCCACAGTTTAAATGGGTACCGCTGACAAAATTATAACCCCACGCAAGCGCTCAAGAGCCTGCAATGGCTCTGTGGGGGTGGACCGAAATTAAAAAATAGAAACGAGAACCTCCTTACACCAAAACAAATCTAACGCAGATTATCGGTCATTTGTTATTATTCAAGGCGCTAATACTGACATCGTACGCCTGTGTCAAAAATAAAAAAAGAAAGAGAGGGCTTTTCTCCACAAAACAAAAAGACGTCCACACGGAACGCCCCCTTGGTTAAATTTAAGCTTAAATAAATTATACCATATTGGGGGCTTTCATGACGTTTTTTCCTGAGATTGATATCCAAAAAACAAAATCCAATGCCAAGCGTAAATTGAGAGAGTATCCACGCTGGCGAAGGATAGCTAATGACGTAGATACTCAAAAAGTTACAGCTACTTACTCATTTGAGCCAAGACAACCGCATGGAGTTCCTAGCAAACCAGTTGAGAGACTAGCACTAAACCGTGTGTCAGCAGAACAAGAGCTGGATGCGATTGAGAGAGCAGTCAACGGGATATTTGATCCAGAGTATAGATTGATACTGATTGACAAGTATTTGCTCACATATCCAAAGACTGATTGTGATATTTATACAAAACTTGGTTATGAAAAAAGCCAGTATTACAACATGCTAGATAATGCTTTATTGTCGTTCTCAGAGCTATATAAAGAGGGAATGTTGCTTGTCGAGAAATTGGAAAAAAGCTGGAATTAATATGGAATAATTATGTACTTTATATATAATTATTCATGTTATTATAGTATTATCAAAATAACAAGAAGAGATAACCTTTTAACCAATTGGCTATTTATTTAGTCGCCAACTTTAACTACAATCAAACTTGTTATTTTGTAGCCTGATGGCGGTACAGCGAGTTGAGACGACAACTGGGTATGCAGGTTCGATTCCTGCCGTCTCAATCACCCAGAGATTACACGCTGTGACATTGCGGAATGTAATCAAAGCAAAAAGGATCACGGAACTTTGCGATGTCCACCGTGAATTAACACCCTTATTTGACATTGGCGTTCCTTTGAGGAGAATACGCAATCTGGGTTCGGTGTTAATGATTAAGACTTAGCAACGCCTCTTAACATGCGTACCAGCGCTAAGTCGATTGATTAACCGCAAGTAAAACAAGGGTCGCAACCTTGCTTGTGGTTAGCTGATAGTTCGGTTGAGGATTCGGCCGAAGTGAGTTGTTGCACTGTGCACGGTGTGATAAGCTATCGTGGGCTTAAGTTTTGTGGCGAAACGGCACCGTTAATAATATTTAGACTGTTTATTTGGACTTGCGTTCGCATTAGGAAATACTCACTAAATATTGA